TGTGGCTCCTACTACTGGTCTTGTTGTCGCTCCACTAGGCCAGTCGTTCTAGTGGCAGGCTTTTTATTTAGAAACCGCCAGCACGATCTCGTGCTAAGGCTCCACTTGTTAGACCAGTCTGACCACCGAAGGTAGCCTTTTCTAGTCCAGTTAGTTTCTGTCGTTGCTTGCGTGCTTCTTGAGCACCAGGAACGTTGAAGACTTCTCTTTCCGCAGTTGTCTGCGTGTAAGGATCTTCTCCATAGATTGATGCAAGTTGTGAACCACGCTGTAGTCCACCGGCAATGGTGCTGTAACCTTGCTGAGCAGTCTGCTTATTAACACCATAGCGTGCTAGGTATTCAGCATCTGTAACATTGGTTGTAAGTCCTAGCTGAACTGCTGATGAACCAACCTCTGCTGCAGTAATGCGACGCTTGATTTGGTCTAGTCCCTTAGTAGGATCTAGTGCATAAGCAAGTAGGTCACCATTGGTAATGTCTGGGTAGAATGTCTTAAGAGCAATACTGACTTCAGGGTTTGCATAAATCAAACGCTGTTGTGCTGTAGTAACGCGGTCTTCTAATTCAACTGCAGATACATCGTTAGCAATGAAGTTAGTAAAACCTTCTTGTACACCTAGATCGCCACGCTTCCAGTATGACTCAGGAAGTCCTGCATTACGCAAGATGTTCTGGTACTGGTCCTCAAGACCAAGATACTCGGCCTCGCTAATTGCTTTAAGTCCTTTAGCAATACGCATTTCATTTGCTGCAAAACGCTTCTGGTATGACTTTGATGCTCGAAGTTTAAGAGTAAACTCGGCAGGTGATAGACCGTCAACAATGTACTGTTCTACTTCTTTTACTAGGCTACCTAAACCATATCTGTCAAACTCTGCATAGAGAATATCATAAGCAGATTTTCCTGCGCGACGCTTTTCATCTGCTGCTGTTTTTTCAATGTATGCGTTATAGGCTTTGATATCTGTAAAGATTCTGCCATCTGGTGCTGTGTATGTTTGTCCTGGGATGGCACCGTCTCCAGAATCACCAGCACCAACGTCTCCACCAACTACGCCACCACCATCTTCATCGGTGGAGCCAGTATAGATAGAATACTTACCGTCTGGGCCTTGTGTAAACCTTGCCGTAAAAGTTTTAGATGAATTAGGTGAAGTTGCTACAGATAGTTGGTTGTATGTTCTTCCATTTTTATCTGTAAAAGTTTCAATTCGATAGCCTAAGATTCCATCAGATGAACCAAAAAATCTTTCTAACTCTTTAGGAAATGGTCCTGCAATAAATCCTGTAGGAAGTCCTGTGGGTGTACCTGTAGGAGTACCTGTGGGTGTACCTGTGGGTCCAGTCGGTACTGTAGGCGTACCTGTTGGCGTTCCAGTAGTTCCAGTAGTATCTGTGGTACCAGTAGTCCCAGTAGTTCCTGTAGTTCCTGTAGTACCTGTAGTACCTGTGGTACCTGTGGTTCCAGTTGTACCTGTTGGTCCTGTAGAACCTATTGCTGCTGCTTCTTCTGCAGTTAATGTTTGACCACGCCCAAGTTTAGCTACAATTGCTTGTAACTCTGCAGCAGTGTATTTCTTTGTTCCTGATGTAGGTTCCGCAGCGGCTTGTGTTTGCTCGTCAACCACTGTTCCTGTTTTAGGTTCTAATGAATCTGCTTTAAGTCCTGAAAGAGGGTCTAGGCTTCTAAGGTATTCAAAATAAGTCATACGATCTTCTGGTGGAAGAGCATCCTGTATCTTGTTCCATTGTGCTTCTGTATATGCCATTTGCTACCCCTGGAATCCGAAGTCACGAAGGATGTCAAGTGTTGCACTTGATACATCCTGTCTTGCCTGTTCTGTGTACTGCCAGCGACTGTCTTTACGAAGTTGCTTCTTAAATTCATAGACGTTCATATCGCCCTTGTCGGTGATAGCAGAGCGTAGTAATGGGTCATTAAGGTCAATAGAGTTTGGATCATCAATCTCTAGTACTGCTGCCATAGTCTGACGGTATGGTGCAAATACTTGATTTAAGTTATAGCCTTGAGATAGCAGGTCACGCACATATTGTGGCTGACCTTGCGCTGCTAGTTTGCGTGCATCTTGAATGATACGGTTGATATCAAGTTTACCTGATGCAATACCCTGTAGAACTTGCTGTTCGTTAGCACCACCAGGAATGATGTCACTAATCTTAAGACCATTATCACGAGCAGTTGATAGTAAAATTTGATAGTTAGCAAGTGCCTGACCTGAGTAACCTTCAGTACCTTGACCACCAATCATTCCAGCTACTGGACGAATTGACGCTGCTAGGAAGTCATCAATAAATGACTGGTCTTCGCTGCGGTTAGTAATGTAAAGATTCTCTGCTGCCTTACGTAATGCTGCAGGATCTGATGCTGCTGCAGAACCTATCTCTACCGCACGCTTTTTAAGGCTTGCCTCAATCCTTGCAATCTGCATCTCATAGTCGGTTGAGCCTGTAGCACGACCTGATGCTTGAAGATCACGATAGTTGTAGTACTGGATAAAACGTTCTTTAATCTCTTTAGAGTTTTGCTTGTACCAAACATCATCACGAAGTGCTTTACGAAAAGCATCTGCTGTCATACCAGGAGTACTGACGTACTTCTTGAGAAGAGCAGCAAGGCTTGGGATGTTCTTAAACAAAGTCTCAGGCAGGGTAAAGTCTGCTCCTGCAGCTACATTTAACGCTGATGCTTCTCTATCCTCAGCAGTCTCTTCATCCTTAGGTGTCTTAGCAGGCGTAGTAGTCTTAGCAGGAGTCGTAGTCTTAGGTGGTGTAGTTACCTTGGGTGGGGTAGTCACCTTGGGAGGAGTAGTTACAGTAGATGGCGTTGTTGCTGTAGATGGCGTTGTTGTAGATGGTTTCCCTGGAACTGGCGTGCTTGCAGGAGGGGACTTTATTACAGCAGTCTTTGTAGAAGGAGCCTTTGCAGGTACTACCTTAATCTCAGGGAAGTTCTTTTCAACTTCTCCTGAAATTGTTTTCAAACGATTTGTTGCACCAGTTCTTTGCTGCTTAAATGCGGTTGTGCTTTCTCCACGAGCCTCAGCCTTATTGATTGAGGCATCAAGTTTTTTAAGTTCATCGTTAAGTTTTACATACTCTTCAGCAGTCTTTGCTATCTTAGTTAGCCTAGTTAATTCTGCATTTATTCCTAAACGTTCACGATCAAGTTTGTCAATCTGTTGATTGATACTTTTTATTTCGGCATCTGTTACAAATGGCTTACGCTTATCTGCTTTGAGTTTGCGAATGTCGTCAACTTTGGCAGAGTACTGAGCAGAAATTTTCTGTAGTTTAGTTTGGATTGCATTGGCCATTAGCGCAGGCCTCCGAACTCTTGCATCATAATTGCATAGGCATCAGTAGCACGTACGGTCTTTGCCTCTGAAGTTGCTTGTAATTTTTCTTTAATAAACTGTTGTTCGTCTACTGGACCTAAAGTGGTTGAAGATCCATTACTTGACTTTTGAACGGAAGGTTGCTTACGTTGTTCAGCGTTAATCATCTTGAGATACTTGGCTTGTTCTGCCTTCGTCAAATCACGCTCAAGTAAATCTACTGCAACAGCGTTAAGAAGTTTAGCGGTTTGAGATGCGCTAGTTACGTAAGTTTGCTTGTTGGTTTTAGGGCCGCTATCGCCTCCCTCTGCATCGCCTGAGATAATGCTTGTAAGCACGTCATATCGCTTTGTAGGAGTGGTTGCACCGATCATCTTATCTAGTGCTATCTGACCCTGGTATCGCTCTTCTAACTTTGCTAGAGCTGTATAGTACTTAAGGTCAAACTTGCTTGATACTTTACCAGTCCAAATACCTGCTTCTTTTAATCTTTCAGCCAAAGCAAGACGTGCATCGTTAGATGCCTGTGAAATGCCTTTTACGAAAACATCAAATGCAACCTCGCCACTGGTGGATGACCCGCTAGTTTGTGTTGCAGGAGAACGCATTGCTTGTGCTCTTGCAGCATCTGGACCGGAAGTTGGTTCAGCCATCAGTATCTCCTAATAACGATGCAAACAATGTATTGTAAGCACTCATAGTATTTTCATTTGCTTTTGAAAGTTCACGAATTCTAACGATTGTAGAATCCTTCATAAATGCAACTAGGTTTGTAGTTCCTGAAACAGTATCTAATACTTGCCTTTGCATCTTGTAAGAATCGTAGGCATCTAGCATTTCCTTAAGAGGCTTCTGTACAGAACCACGTGTAGTTACGGTCTTATCGTTGAGCATCTTGCGTAGGTCATCAATGGCATTGATACGCTCAATAGCCTTCTTGCCACCTTCTGACAACTCTTCTTGCAGTAATGGTCGTCCTGCCTTGAATGTCTTAGCCCAAGCCTGGAACTCATTGCGTGCCATAGTACGCTCGAAGTCTGTGATCTTGCTCTTCAAAGAAGTCTCGTAATCATTCTTCTTGCTGTAATAAACCTGTAGGTCTGCAGCAGTTTGTACCTCACGCAAGTAATCATCTACACGCTTGTTGTACTTAAGACCCATATCCTTCATAGTCTTATAGGCATCCCAAGAGAAACCTGACTTGTGAGGAATAAGGAAGGCTGCTCCTTGTGGATAGCGTTCAAATAGTTCCTTGTTCTGCTCTACAAAGGTACCTGATTCTTCTGCATATCTAATAATAGCAACAGTCTTCTTCTCAGATTCTGGAATGGTAAATGGAATCTGGTTAGGGAATAACTCAACCCACTTAGCCATAGCTGCATCGTAATCGCCAGGGTATTGATCTAGTAGACCGTTCCAAGCCTGCTTAAAGTTTGCCTTGCCATTATCTTTAATCCAGTCAGCCATATCAGCCTTAAGCTGAACCTGTGGTGATGCTGGTGCAAAGAATCCATAGACGAATCTAGTACCAAGAATACCTAGAACGGTGTTCTTAACACGTTGACGATACTCTTCTTGCTCCTGAATACTAGGAGGAATCAGGTTACCTGTCTCATCAAAGTTCTGAGGTAGTCCGTGACCACCTGCTTCAAGATATGTTACCGCTTTACGCCAAGCACTTGCGTACTGTGAGTCGCGTTCATCTGTGCTCATAGTCTCGTATAGACGATTAACGTGAGCAGGTAGGAAAGAAGATACAAATGATCGTCCTATTGCATACTTACCCATAGAAAGTTGGGTAATTGTGTCTGCAGCACCTGGTGCTCCAGCAACATCTACTAGGTTTGAGATAACCTTCATAGATACGCCAGCAAGTGGACCTGAAAATGTAGGAATCAAAGAGTCTTGGTTCAAAGATGGGGTAAGCATCTTGACTTGTGCGCCAAACTGCACAGGAAATGGTGTCTTAAAGTCAGCAGGAAGACCTACTGCTACCATTGCATTACGTACTGCTGTGTAGATAGGCTCAATACCAGGATATACGAAGTACTTTTCGCCTTGGTCATCCTCTTGAATCCAACCATTGTGAGCAATTCCGTCATAAGTCAGGGCTGCTTTGCGAATAGCCATTGGGTTATAGGCAATAACGCGAGACATACGACGATAGAAGTCCTCAGTTGCACGATAGAAGCGAGAGAAGTTACGCGCTCCAAATGCTAACTGTGTACGAACCAGTGGATTATCCACATATTGCAGTGTTTGAGATACTGCACGTTCTTCAACTATCTCTGCAAACTGACGCTTTGCACGATCTGTAGCTATAGCAATCTTTTTTGGATTTGTTTGATCTACCTTGCTAACAACAGATGCGATGTATGCTTCTTCAAAGCCAGACTTCTTCATCTGCTTACGGATGTTAATGATTTCATTAAAGACAATTGGCTGACGAGACATACGTGAGTTAGCAAGACCTAACCAAGTCCATCCCTTTGACATCAAAGATGCAGTTACATTGCCTGATTCAGACAGAGGAACCAATTGTGGTCCAAGAACATAGGCTGGAATGTCTGCATCATCTAACCTAGAAACATCATCTAGTGACAGTTGACCAGAGATAATGTAATCTCCTTGGTCATTTAAGACACGGATCTTATTAAGAAGATCTACGTTAATCTCTTTGCCAGCACCTGCTGCAGTTCCACGCTTTTCAAAGATTTCTGCTGCTCGATTGTAAACAATCTCGGCGTGCTGTCTTTCATCAATATTCTTTGCTGCAAGTTGTGCTTCCTTACGGAAAGATGGATTCTTTTGCATCCAATCCATAATCTTTGCAATGGCAAGTTCTTTACCTTCTGCGGTATTGCTAAGGTTTGCTAAAGCAACAGCACCAAGTCTATCGTTTGCATAATAGTTAATACGCATAAGCCAGGTAAGTAGCGCTGCTTCATCTCGGTTACCTAATGAACGAGATTCAAACTTACGGCCACCTTTTGCAATTCCGTACTTTTCAGCCTTTGGCTCATTGATTATCAGAGCCTCGCTGCGAACGCCGTGTGAACGGGTAAAGATAGTTGAGCGTGTGATGAAGTCGCCACCGGTAGCAAAGTTACCAGCACCTTCTGATACAAGAGACATAGTGTTGTCTAGGTTTCCGTAGACAATATGCTCTGCAAGAATTGCCGCTTCTTCTTCAAACATAGGCTTCATACCTAATGCTTGACGATAGCGGTTTACTCGTCCAGATGTAAGAGCAGTAGCGACAATACGACGAGTCTGACCTACCGCACCACCTGCTGTAGTCTGCTTAATAGTTTCAATCTCTGCTGCAAGATTTGCTTTAACAACAGGATCTGTTGTTATCTTCATTGCTTCTCTTTTAAGTTTAATTTCATCGCGTGCTTTGACGATCATATCGTCAACTGCTGTAATTTCAGCCTCAAACTTAGCTGCTTCATTCTTGTTAAGGATTCTAAGAACTCCACCTAGTGGATTATCTGACCAAGTTTTAGTCTTTCTTGCACCTTCTAGTGCTGTGTTAACACGAGTGGAAAGGTAGCGACTCTTGGCAAGACCCCAAGGGCTTCCACCAATAGCAAGGTGAACCATTAGATCTTCAGATGCGTTACGGATAGCATAGCGTGGACCAGCAAGGGTTAAGAATGACCAGTATCCAGTCATATTATCTACCCACTGCTTGTTTGCTTGACCAAACATTCTGTTAATAAGACCGCTACGCGCTGCTGCTCTGTCAATATCTACAAGGCTAGGCGTGGTCATAAAAGGATTGTAGTCAGATGGGATTGCACCAAGGTCTTGAAAGTCATCGGAAAAGTTGGCTACAGAAAACTTAGCATCACCTTTAGTAACAGTCTGGTTGACAATCTTCTGACCAGCTTCTGTAAGGTTTAGACCGCGTGCTTCTGCGATAGTACCCCAGATGCCCTTGACCATTTCCTTACGCTGACCTATTTCAGTTGATGCTTCAAAGGTTTCTGCAACCATTCTTGCATCGTACTTAGTCATTACAAGACGTGCCAAGCGGTATACCTGTGTTGAGGCATCTGCTGCAGTTACATCAAATACATCGTCCTTGAACATAGGAGCGATATTAAACTTAGCCTTAAACTTATCTAAGCGTTCTCCGATTGCCCTAGATGATAAACGTAGGACACCTTTTATGTCTTGGGACTGTTTTATCTTTTCACCAAGAACTGTTGCATCTTCTATAAGTGTCTTACGGATTCCATCTGTATCTGGTAGTTGACCGTATAGGTCATCCATAATTCTAGGAGCAAACTTATCAATGTTAATTACTTTATCAGCACCAGTAACGATTGCTATACGTGCTTTGCGCTGGGCATCTAAGCGTGGAAGGATAATACGCTTGCGTCCAACTGAACCTTTTAGTAGTCCTACGGCTTCTTCTGTATTTAACAGGAAAGCCTTTGCAGAGTTTGCATCTACTACCTCAGCCTTTTGGAATACTCTAATTACTTCTTGACCAAATTCAGGAGCAAGTCTCTTAAGAGAATCACGTGCTTCTACTAAATCTTTACCCTTAGCCTTAGAGTTCTGCAGTCCTGTGTACTTAGCCAAGGCTGATCCATACTCGTTCCAAAATGCTGCAGCGTTAGGATTAGCAAAGTAATCTGCTACCTTATCGCCTTTAGTAATAACATCAAGTGAATACTTGCTTATCACATACAAAGAGCGCAACTTTGATGCAACCACAAGTGGATCTGCAAACAAGCGGTATGCTGCATCTGTTACACCAGAGACTAAGCCATAGGCTAGTCCGTTCTTTTCTAGTGCTTCAGGAAGAATAGCGTTGGCAAATTGACGACCTGGGGAAAACTTGGCTCTGTCTACCTCTGCAAGAGTGTCCTTGAATAACTCACGTTCACCTTCAATATCATTTACATTAGCAATAGTCTTGTTGCGTGGATCTGCAAGCATAATGTACTTTTGTTGTTCAGGTGTAGCCGTTGCAAATATCTTTGATACATCTTCGCCAGCGTTAATACGCATAGCAATATCTACTGCATCGCGTCCATACTTTGCTCTGGCGTTTTCGATACGTCCTTCATTAAATACTTTGTCGCCTTTGTCGTTTGCTTTATCCCAAGCAAAGCCAACTTCGCCCTCAGATAACGGAATAGCAATAGCGCGATAAGCGCGAGTCATAGCATCAGATGCTTCGATAACACCCTTAAAGGCAAGTGTTAATGGGTTATAGTTAGCAGCATAGTGCCAAGCACTTCCAAGCCAACCACGAGATGGCTTAGTAGTAGGATCTTCTACACCGTACTTTTTAACAAGGTCAGATTGCTGGTCAGGAGGCAGTGCTGCATACTTTGCTGCAGCTACCTCTTTAGGAAGGTTAGATAGTTCTCTGTGTACAAAAAGAGATTTAACTAAATCATCAACTTGTTTTTTGGGCTGACCTTGAAGGTTAGCAGCTAACGCTGCTGCTTTAAGATTATCACTCATTAGTTACCCTGTGCTAGTGCTTCTTGGTACAATACCGCTACTTCTCCAGTAGTATCATAAGGAAGCATTGCTGCTAAAGAGTCTGAAAGTTTAATTGCATTTTTTTGCATTAGTAAAGCATTAGCACCAGGACCTTCGCCCATATCAATACCTGCTGTAATAGGTTCGTTTGGACGTTGTGTTGGTGCGTATAATCCTGTTATTGGTGACTGCGTTGCAGCCTCGCGTACATCTCCTGCGCGAGCAGGGCGTACATCTGGAGTTGTAGAAAGCGGAGCACCTGACTTAATAGCCTGTGTCTCTACGCCTTCGCCGTATCCTGTGGAACCCATTTCTAACTTATCGGTACGTGTTGAGAACTTACCTGGGCCTGCTGGTCCAGCCAGTGGATTCATCATACTCACTGTTTGTCCTCCTCTAATTTTTCTAAGTCTGCTGTCATATCTTCCCAAGCTCTATTGGTTTGAGTAAGATGATTTGATTGATAAATTGCTAACTCCATTAGTTCACCTGTTAAGGTTTCTATAGATGATGCTATGTTGTGTATAAAGCCTACGCCTACAACAACAAGATCGAGTAGGCGCACTGGACGAGGAATGTAATCACTATCTTTCATCGCCCAGTACACCTCTCATTAAAAAGTTATTATCCCTTTTTTACTGCATTGCCACGACGGCCTGCTGGCATCATTGATGGAACTACCTTGCCACCTTTTGGCTTAGATGTGTCCTTCTTGCCTTCAGTTGGCTTTGACATTGGCGCTGCTGCGCGAGATCCCTTGTTCATATTTACACCTCCTCTGCTTAAGCTGCGCCGGTGATACCAGCGAGTAGTTGGGCTATATCGGGTCTTTGACCAGCAGCAGGGGCCATACCACCTTGTTCTTGTGGAGGTTGCGCTGAGGCTGGGGCGGGGGCCGCTCCTGCTGCTGGAAGTTGTTGTTCCATACCTGGTGCCATTAGTGGCATCTCTGGGGCTGGAGGTGGTGGTTCTGGTGTAAATGCTTTTTCGATTATGCTCTCTAGCGATTGGCCCTTTTGCCGACCTTGGATAACAGATGCAATGCGGGTGATAATCTCACTAGGGTCTTGGCCTTGCGCTGCAAGGGCAGGAATGGCTTGAGCATACTGAGCAACAGCCACGCGCAAAGAATCGCGCATCTCTTCAATATCAACACGTTGTTCCTCCTGTGTAACGTTTAGGTCCATAGGAATCTCACGACGTACATAGTCACGAGAGACTAACTTGTCTGAACGCATTTGTAGTAATGCGATAATGGCACGGTTGGGATCCATACCAGACATAATTCCGTAGCGTACATCTACGCCATACTCACCCTTAATGTCACGATTTGGTGTGTACTTGAGAACGTAAGGTGTTCCATCATCTGAACCCTTGATAGTCTTTGGAATACCACCAAATACTTTCTCATCTACTTCAAAACATACTGAGATAAGTTCTTGGAACATACGAGCAAACTGTGCTTGTGCTGACTTGATCTGTGTATCAAAGCCTGCTTGTAGTGCTTGTACACCACGACCTGTTACAACTGATGCGTCAATGCTACCTGAACGGCTTTCTGGGTAACGAGATCCTAAGCGAAGTTCGCGCTCAAGGACTCCAGATTCTGCAAAGATGCCAGGTGGTAGATCTAATGAAACACGACGAATACCTTGTGGATTGGCAGAGCGCATAATGGAATCTGGACCAAGGGCCAACTCTTGCACATCTTGTGGGATAGCAATAGGTGCTTGGATAGATTTTTCTGCTGCTTGGATCTGTAAGATTGCAAAGCGAGCACGAGCGAGCTGAACTGATAGTACATCATCAAACTGTCCACGTGCTTCACCATCTAGTGATGAGCGCATAATGACAGATGCCATTGCCTTGCCAATAATGTTTGGTGTACGAGATAGAACTAGGTTCTTACGCTCTGGTAAGTAGAGCAAGTCTTGGTCTTTATCGTGGTACTTGACCATTGAGATATAAGGAGAAGATAGAGCATATTGGTTCTTACCTAAGATTAAATCGTAATACTCTGGGTATTGGGCTGCTAATGTCTCTGCATCGGTAACGATGACCTGAGTTACAGACATTACACGACCATAACGATCTAACTCTGGGTAGGTACCGAATGGATTGAGCATACGGATTCTTGGGTTGTTGTCCTCAAAGTCCATCTCAACCATACCGATACCAAGACCGTAGGTGTTATACCAGTCTGCTGCTGTGTACATCTGCAGTTGTAGGTCTGAGTTTGTTACATAAAAGTTTGCAATACGAGTTCTAGTATCTGCCGCCTTGCGTGCTGCATCTGAAACCATATTAGTTGCTGAGCAGTTAAAGGATGGCAGTGGTGCCATTGCCTCTGCTAAGTCACGTGCTGCTACGTCAATGAAGTTTGCTACCAGTGGCTTTGGGTATTCCTCTGAAAACATCGCAGGGTATACCTTAGAGATATCTCCCTGACGCACCGAGAGCACGTCACGCATACGTTGATCTCGCGCTGATGAGCGAGTACGTAAGCGTGCGAGCTTAGCGTCTACTTCTTTGACTGATAACAATTATTTGTCCTTACTTAGACTTCTTGTATAATCCTGGATACTTCTTGTCAATGCCCTTCTTAGCGCCTGACTCTGCCTTCTTAACACCGGCATCTGATGTGCGACGTTGGATTGCCTCAACTGCTGCTGGGCCTGTAAGTGGCTTTGGCTTAGTAACAATCTTAGGCATTAACTTCTTCTTTGAAGCAGGTACTGGCTTGCCAGTAGGCTTCTTGGGCATAGGCTTCTTCATATTTGGCATTATTGTCCCTTACTTATTAACTGAGCCGCGCATACCGCTGCCGCTTCCGAATGAACCTAAACCGCCACGCATACCAGATCCACCACGTGGCTTAACTGGTACCTTCTTAGTAGAAGGCTTCTCTGTGCGTACACCCTTGCGTACTTTTTCTTCACGATCAATTTGCTTTGGCAGGTTAGGTGCTTTTTTCATCTTTGCTTTGGCTTCTGCTTTTGTTAAAGCCTTGCCTGCCACACGTGTTGCTGTAGGCTTTTTTGTGTCAAGACGTGCTTCTTTAATTACGTTCTGATACTTAGGCTTACCTGAACCCTTTTTAATAGGATCGTACATTTTGCTTTCTTGTGCTAAAACTTTTTTAAGTCCAGTAGAAGGAGCTTTGTCCTTTTTCTTTGCTGCCATTGTTATCTCCTTATTAGATGAATGTGCGATCTTTTTCGGCGAGCAATTCATCTATGTTGATAACTGTTCGCTTGCCTCTCTCGTAACGAGACAGGAATGGATTTTTTAAGTGGTGTGTCTGGTTAAGTCCTTGGTTGAGCATCTCGCGTGCTCTGATCTCACAGAACCACAGAGCCATCACCATATCGGTCTTACCCTTAGTAGTAGGCGACCAGGTAATTAATTGCTCAATCAGTGCCTTGACGTTTTCGGTTTGGTCACTGGGTAAGTGGATAAGGTTGTCGCGGTGGTGCTTTCCATCAAACTGCTTGGTACCAAACAAGGTAGACATAGAGGCAACACCGAAACCTGAGTCCCACTTGTTGGTACCAGTATGGTGCTCCCGCAGTAGAACTCCACGACTTGCAAGATTTTGGCGGATGCCTTCGTCTTGTGTTAAGAAAGATTGAAAAGCGTTCTTCTCTACTATCCACTCGGTAGGTTGATAGAGCGCAGTCCAGTCAAAGATTATTTGACGGATTGCAGCAGGCGTTGGCCTAGTGATTTTAATAGCATCAACGATATAACGTTTATGACTAGTCCTGTCAATAGCGTAACAAACGACGGCTGTATCACCAACCATAGCGGGATCAAGGCCACAGATAATTGAAAAACCGCTAAGGTCACGCGGATGGCCTGGGTTACCAGGAACCAAGCGACCTGCTTTACGCATACCATCTATGGAACCTCGCACACATACTGGATCAAAGATGGCATCATCTGAGATATCTTGTTGTTGATAGACCAAAGCCCAGGTACTTGCATCCATAGCTTGGCGTTCATTGTAAAGGTTGCGACCATTCCATCTAGGGTAGAGGCCGTCTTCGTTCTTGTCAGATTCCATCTGACCATCAAAGGGAGCATCGGATGCTGGCCAGAGAGTTTCCCATTTGTCAGGGTCTTCGTGGGTTGTCAACAGTGCTGGCATTGCCAAGTACTTCCACGGGACCAGTCCACCTGGGTAGCGGTCTTCGTTGCGTAGTTCGCGGTACAAGTCCATTGCAGCAACTCTGGTACCAATGACTACCAGTTTACCAGTAGGGTTCAAACGAGAGCGTACATCCTGGGTTAACCAGCGGATCTGCTTTTCAAACTCGTTAGCGTTTTTTAATGTCACAGCATCATCTACGATAATCATATCGGCACGCTTACCATAGATCTGACCACCGATACCGATGGCTTCGATGTTTGGGTCTTTTTCGCTGGACTCGCGTAGTTCTGTACCAAAGGTCACACGGGTGGCTTGCCACGAGGCGCTCTTGGAATTAAACCCTACGCCAGCAGCGTAAGCCTGTTGGAGTGATTCATACATCGGATGTGTCAGGCGTTGCTTGATGGCGTAGAGAAAGTCGGCAGCTAACTGCTGGGTCTGGGAAACAATTAAAACTCTAAAGTTGGGGTTACGTACTACCTGCCAGGTTACATAGTCCACGGTGATCGTAATGGACTTGGCGTGGTTGGGCGGAATGTTAATGAGGATTCTATTACTAGCCAGTCCTGGCTCATACTTCATAGAAGGGTGTAGCCACCCAGGTTCTCTACCCTCGATCATATCTACCAGATTTTGCTGGTGTGGAAATGTCTGGGAGTGTAAGAACTTCTGGCGGAACTCGGCAAAGGTAATGTCGTGGACATCAGATGTTGCAAAGGACTTGTCTTTCAGACCAAGGCGTGTTCGGTCAACCTTGTCTGTAAAGACCTTATCGGTACGTCGGTAATACTCGTACGTCTTAATGGATTTACCAGCCGAGGCACAAGCCTGCTCAATGGTCATACCCTCTGCTACACAGCCAAGGATGATTCTCTTGGCTATGTCGGCACTATTGTCAGCCACGGGACTCCTGCTTCATTAACATCTCGTAGGCCACAATCGCTGCCGCGATTTGGCGACGATCTGCTAACCGTTTTTCTTTAGACTTAATAAGCGCTAAACCTTGGGTTCTTCTATAGTACTGCCTGGCGTACTCAAGTTTTTCTTCACGAGTTCTCATACTAGGTTCTCCACATCGCCCGAGATCGGATTTCATTTATACTAGGCTGAGTATGATTTCCCTACTAGAGATAGAACTATCCCCACTAAAATACTGGAGTTCTGCGGGCTTAACGCCCGAGCGAGCTACAGCGAAGTGAGGGGTAAGTTAGTGCTCGGCCTAGGGGCCTCGCTAGAGGCCATACCGCCTTCTGCTCAGGGTCTTTCCTATTAAAGCCCCTTACTATATATAAGGCAGGAAATGACCGTCAATTCTCGTTTTTCAAATGTGAACTACATCACAGTATATATAACCGCAGGTCAGAGGCTATATTGCGGCTTTAACTTTAGCAAATATTTTTTGTTGGGGAGTACCCCGCACCCGCCCCTGCAATTCAACAACGGGGGGTCTGCGTTGCTGACTGTAACCGTATTGTAGAGGTTGATGGTTAGACATAAGCGGGCTGTGTGTCTAGGATGTAGTAAAGAGTGGAAGGGCTTAGCTCTTTACCCTTTACCTAATTAAGTAACCGCCTAACCGATAGCTCTACCCCTAACAGCTCTACCGATACAGCTCTAACCGCGTGACCTAATCGACTAAGCTCTGGCGATCTGGTGACATAGATAAGCAAGGCTTATCGTGCAGGCAATACCTTGCCACCTAATCGGCTAACCCTTACGGCTCTAACCCCTAGACATAACCGCGCCTAATGTCTACCTTGTTGCGTGACTAGTCACCGATAAAGTATGACCGTTAAGAGTTGTACTATAGGGGATAGTGCTGTAGTTTTATCCCTGTAGAGCTACTCACTTACCTAATCAAGCTCTATAGATAAGAGTAAAAAAATGCAACAACTAGACACTAAAAAAACAGTACTATTCATTAAGAATTGCTTAAGTGATGTTGGCTATTCTAAAGAGCTAATAACTTACGTGTTATCTACCTATGACCTAGAGAGCTTTATCTCTAGCTCTAATAAAAATAAGTTCGAATTAGCGAGCCACTTTTTGGGACACGCTCGCACCATTGACCGAACCGCAAGCAACTATTAAAGGAGACTAAGACTATGACTATTGACCTAAAACTAAGCAAGCGCGAACAAGCTCTAATGGATCGCAATTATGCTATTGAAAGACTACTAACCTACTACGTAAAGCCCGGCACTAAGGTCTACACAATTCTGCGCCACGTAAGCTCTAGCGGTATGTCTCGCAACATATCCCTAGTGATCGCTAACGGTGATGAGGTTATTGATATTACTTACTACGCAGCTCACGCACTAGAGGATAAATTGATCGAAAGCAAGGGATATAGAGCTATTCGGGTAAATGGGTGCGGGATGGATATGGGTTTCCACTTAGTCTATAACCTCTCAAGCGTGCTATTCGCCGGGCAAGAGCGTGCCGGTTACGTGCTAAAACAGGCGTGGATCTAATGAGAGAGATGATCGCTTATACGGTAACGCTACACGCGGACGGCGGTATTACTTACGGTGAGCCTAAAGTCATAGAGTGGAAAGAGGGAGAAGAGTGAGAGAGCTATCTAAGCGCGGTAATCTAGTGGCCGGTATCGCTATCGGCCTATTAATCGCCGGTATTGTGTGGGTGAGCGGTAATCTATGGTACGTCCCGGGAGAGGGATACTGCCCGGGCTCTATGGTTGAGTGCTACGGTAAAGAGTTCACTAGGTAGGTGACTATCGCTCTCTTGCTTATGGGTGAGAGAGCGGTAGCCGGCACCTAGCCGGCTAAGTAAAGAGTAAGGGTTAGAATATGAGCAGAAAGAAAGAGCACACCCGCCTAATTGATACCTACACCCGCGAAATAGTAGGAGAGGGAGAGCTCACACCCGCAGCGGTTAAGAGGCTAATAAAGCTCTATCGTGAGCACGGCTACTACGTGGAGGCGGTAGCGTAATGATTCACGCGCAGACTATTAACGCAGCCTCTCGCCGGGTAGTAGACACCTACACCCTAGAGAATAACTACCGTATAAAGATCTACACCTATCACGATAAGACCCGCAAGGCTTACCTAAGTGTTATTAAAGAGTGTGTAGTGAGAGAGACCGATACGCCGGGGATCTATTTCGAAAGATCCCGCCTATATGCAGACCTTAATCACCTCTTAAAGAGTGAGAGGGCTACACGCTACGCGCTTAAGGATCTAACCGCAGCTCACGCGGTAGCGCTAGAGTTAGGCGCAGACTTACGCGATAAGAGCCTAAGTATTAACGCAGACATACCGGCGCAAGAGTTAGCTAACGCTTAGTAGTGTAGTATCGTGCTCTACTTATCCGGTAGAGTGCGGTACTATCTTACTAAATTAGTAGGATAAGGAAAGAGAGTAAAGGGGTTAGAAAATGACAGTAGAAAGAGTGCGCCATAGTGGCGCCTATATTCTATCCGATTTCGTAGGAGAGGGACGGGGAGAGTATCTATTTACCCGTACTTACTACGGCTACACACTTAAGCAAGCTAAGGCACAATTTAAGATCGCACTAAAGGAGGCTAAGTAATGCAATTACAGGAGATAGATACCTTACAAGATCTAAAGTTATGGGTGGAGGAGAATATGCCCGGCGCAAGAGTGACAGTAGATAGCGCCGGCACTCTAGTTATTCACACTAACCTAATCTCTACTATGGGAGGATACCTACACGAGAGGGAGGGAGAGGAATGAGCGAGCCTAGACTTAATGATCCGATATCGGAGGAGCCGGAGCTATGGCGGTGTGCCGGGTGTAATGGGTACTTTCACCCGGAGAAATATGATTGGCACGTGGACGAGGAATGTCCTGGTCCGTTAGGAGTAGGAGAGGGAGAGAGCAATGAATAGAGAATACTTAGAGGCTAAGGTAGACCTATGCCTTAATCAAGCTGAGATAGATCTAAAGCAGGAGGAGATAGCGCGAGCTATCACTAACCTACGCAGGGCTAACTCAGCCCTGACTCAACTATTCGGGTTCGAGGAGGAGGAGAATGAGTAACTATAAGTGTGGCTATTGCGGTTGGGAAGATGCTGATACCGGATACTTTTGGTATCACGCTGGCAAGAATTACTGTTCACTACACAAGGAAGGGAGAGCTACAAGTGAGTAACTACATAGCACAACAGGTTGCTGCAATGAAAAGAAAACTAGAGAAAGAGGCAAGCAACATCTACACCATACACCCGCGTAAGTCTGAGCTAATCCTCTTGTATGAGGTAGTGGACGAGAGCGGGAGAGCTGAGTGGGGCGGGGCTAATGCTGAGCACGCTATCCAATGGCTCAGCCTTGCACCAAGAGAGGCACGCATACTGGTAAGTGCGTGGGATAGTGATGAGGAAGATGCCCACCTAGTAGGGCAGACCATAGACATCACCGAAATAGTAAGGGCTGCGAGCTTATGAGTTACTGGTTAGGGATAGCGGTGATAATGGTGATAGTCTATGTGCTTATAGTGTGGGAGGACAAGATCAATGGAGAGTAAGGAAGTAAGTGGCAAGCAGTCTATCCACTACCGTAATTATAGAAGGGCAAGAGACAAGGCACTCGTGCGCTTAGCGCACTTATACCCAGACACATACAAGCAGCTGCTTGATGAACAAAGGAGTTTTGATGAGCAAGAGGGCAAGACTTGGATTATTAACCCTGATAGTAGGCTTACTGTGGGTATTCATACCAGAGCAAACACACCACCTCCCTTTGGAGATCCCGCAGATGCAGGAGCGGACGAAAGCTACGATGGAGGAGAAGCGTGAGAACAAAGCACTTGCAGTTAGTTTCCTCAGAGCACTCGGTTACGACAAGAAGCAGATCAACTGTCTCATCACCCTATGGACCCGTGAATCCCGCTTCGACCACCTTGCTCGCCCAAGAGACTCTTCGGGCAAACCAAGAAGCACAGCTTTTGGAATTGCTCAACTCCTTAGAGAGCGTAGTGGACAACCTGAATTACAAATCCTTCACGGTCTACGATACATTGAACACCGCTATTCAGGGAGTGCGTGCAGCGCTCTCCGGCATAGCGATAGAAGAGGGTGGTACTGATGAATAGATGCCAACCATTTGATGTTAATAGCCATAAATGGGAAATCGCTTCTGTTGATGTTGATTACCAAAATGACGGCGAGTCAGGTTTTTTTAACAAGACATTCAACTGGAAGTGTTCTATATGTTTTATGCCTATGGAAATGAGTCGCAGATGAGACTCCTTGATCTATATTGCAAGGCGGGAGGAGCGAGCAAAGGCTATGCCGATGCTGGCTTTGAGGTCGTAGGTATAGATATCAAGAAGCAGAAGCGATATCCCTATGAGTTTATTCAAGCAGACTGCCTTGAAATTATTAAGGATCTTGATTACCTACGCACCTTCGATGTCATCGCTGCGAGTCCACCCTGTCAAACTCACTCACGCACCAAGCATTTACGCAATGCTCAGGGTAAGAGTACAGACAAAGTAGATCTGATACCTCAGACACGAGAGGCATTGATCGCCAGTGGTGTGCCTTACGTGATTGAAAATGTACCAGGTGCGCCATTGATTAACCCTGTTCAATTCTGTGGCTCATCCTTTGATCTAAAGGTACGTAGACACAGACTCTTTGAGTCAAACGTGCAACTGATAGGTTCAGTATGTGACCACAAGAAGCAGGGAAAGCCAGTAGGTATCTATGGATCTATGCGTGATGAGATACCTAAAGGTGGACACACTGCAAAGAGTATTGAACAGGCACGCGAAGCAATGGGAATTGACTGGATGATCTGGGGAGAATTAGTAGAAGCTATCCCACCACGCTATACTTGGGAGATAGGTAAGCAACTAATACTTATGATAGACTAATCTTGCTGAGAGTTTCTAACCCTTTCTCTTAGCACACAAAGCCCCACTAGACCTTTCGCTGGTGGGGTTTTGCTTTACCCTCCGTTGGAGTAGAAGCCTTTACCCTTGAAGGTGATGGCGGGAGAGTCCCACTTACGCACCATTGGTATGTGACAGTCAAAGCAAGATGGTTCACGCGGGTCCTCGTGGATAGAACGCTCTATAGTTAATTCACTATTGCACTGCGGGCAACGATAGTCATACTGCATCTTCGGTATCCTCTTTCAACATAGCGTTCATAAGAAGAACTCTATGGTCACACCCGCTTACTGGGTCGTACCAAACATCACATACAGTACAGATCATAGCTGCACACCTTCCTCTATGGGTAGATAACCTACTAACTTGTCAACCTTTTCAACCCTATCAAACTCAGTAGTCGCTGGCATTTGGTGATTAAACCATACTGGTTCTGGTAAATCTAACAGGTCAAAGGAGAAGATACCTTTGGGTGTGGAGTTGATGTAATAGGGAACAAGATCACGCTCTGCTGCTTGTGTGATGAGCTTGCGATACTTCATCTCTTCAATCAGTAAGGTGTCATAGTGTGTAGCCCTGCACTTTAACTCTATGTAGTGACCTGCTTGCCTAGAGATACAGTCATAGGCATCAAAGATCCCTTCAGACTTTACTAAATCTGGGTACAAACCCTCACGCAAGAAGGTAAACAATAACTC